CTCGATCTCCTGGCTGATCCTCTCCAGATACGTCCCGAACTCCGACACCGCTACATAGCTGCCCTTCAGCTCCGTTTCCAGCCGATCCATCTCCTTGCACACGGCGTCCGCCGACTTCACGATGAGACTTTTCAGCTCCACCACCGTCTGCGCCTGCGCCGCCTGCACGGGCTTCTGCACCGTCTGCGTCTGCGGCTGCTGCTCCGCCTGCTCTGCGGCTCGGTTCAGCATCTGCGCCAGCTGAAACAGGTAAGCGTACTGCTTCTGCACCTGCTGACTCAGCGTCCCCGTAGGCGCCGGGGGCATAGTCATCACGTTCACAACCCGTCACCGTCTCTTTCATACAGCGCTGTCAGGGCAAACAGCACGCACTGTCCGCTGCCCTCCAGCTTCAGCCGCAAATAGCGGCACTGTCTGGGGCGCACGGCCACCGCCTGCCCCCGCAGGCTGCCGTTTCCCGTCAACTGTCCCTGCTTCTGCCAGCTGGCGCCTCGGTCGTAGCTCACCCACACCGTCACGGTCTTGCCCCGCTCCGGCCGCATTTGCAGCAGCAGCTTTGTCAGCCGCTTGCGCTGGGGGCTCTGCAAGCCCAGCTCCCCGCTTTCGGCCATCCACGAAAAGCTCTCCTCCGCTTCGCCGCTCTCACCGCGGAGGCTCCAGAGCTTCCCATCGGTACCGAGGCAGTAAAGCTCCGAGCCTTTGCAGGCAAAGCCCACGGCCCGCAGCCCGTCCTCTTGGTGCCACTGGCTCCTTTCGCTGTCATACACCAACAGGGTGGGCGTACCGTCCTCCTCCAGCGCCGAGAGGTAGTATTTCCCCCGCCATGTGCCGGCCACGCCGCCGTGGAGCCGTTTCTCCCCCAGCGCCTGCGACACCGTCACCGGCAGACTGCCGTCAAAGGCCTGCACCCCCTCGTCCGAGAGATACATCAGCACGCCGCCCACCACCTGCAGGCTCTTGGCACTGCCCTGCTGCACGCCGCTGCACTCCGTGGTCACGATCTGGTGCGCGCCTTGGCTGGCGGCATACACCCGCTCTATGCAGTGCTCCTTGAAGAAAATAGGGTTGCCCAGATAGCTCACCGCGCCGGTGAAAGCTCCGTCGGAGCCGCGCGCCGCCGCATAGCTGTCTGTGGCGAGCCCCTCAAAGCACCGCCAGTTTTTGAAATCCCCCAGCTTGCTGGCGTAGATCTCGTTCACGGCTCTGCCGTCCGCCATGCCGTACTTACAGCCCCAGAGCCGGTTGCCGCTCTGCACCACATAGTCCATCTCCGGCACGGTGCGGCTGACGGTCACGGCCGCCTTCAGCGCAGTGCTGCCGGCCACGGCGCCGGAAAAGGCCACCCAGTCCTCCCCCACCGCACGCAGCACCGTTTCGCCGTTGAGCCGCTCCACGCTGCAGCCAGAAATCGTCACGCCGTCGCCGGCGGCGAAGCCCTCGCCCAGGCCGGTGGCCTGCACCTTCACACACACGCCCTCTACCGCCGTCCAGCTCTCCTGGCTGAACTGCCGTAGCACCGGCACTGTGCCGGACACATCCAGCCACAGCGCGTCCTCCTCCGGCTCCTCCGGTGCGCCGGCGCTCTCCACCACGCCGCTGTAGGCCGCGCCGTCTGCATCGCACAGGCTGATGGGTGCCCCCACCGCCGCCGTCCGACTGCACTCCAGGCTGCCCCAGTCCGTCAGATCCTTGGTGTTGAGATACACCTTGTCGGGAAAAACGATAAGGTAAGCGCCCATGCTCACCAACTGCTTCTCCCCCTCCGCCAGCTCCGGCCCCGCCGCCAGACCATTCACATAGATCCGCCGTCCGTCCACCCAGAGCAGGGCGTCCTTGGCGATAAGCCCCTCGGGCTTTTCCACCGTGGCCGAAAGACCTCGGGCGGGCCGTGTCCGCAGGGCGGGATACCCCTCCGAGCAAAGATTTTTCATCTTCCGGAAGCCCCCCATGCGCACGCTCTCCCGCCTGTCAAGCCCCGGGAACTCCGTCACCGTCACCTTTTCCATATCGGTTTTTTTCAGCGTCGGAAAGAACATCCCTCCGCCTCCTTTCAGCAAAAACGCAGGCATTTGGCCGCCTGCGCCCCACCTTTTTCCCGCAGCGCCGCCGCCTGCATCTCCGCCACGCCCTCGTTCCAGAGGCTCAGTGCGTTGCTGCAGCGCACCATGTCGCCGTCTGCGTAGTGGATCTGCGCCTGAACATACAGGCCGTAGAGCCTGTCATAGGGCGCCTTGACCGCGAGCGCGGTGCCGTCCTCCAGCGCCTCGGGCACGCTCAGCTCCTCCCGCAGCGCCGGCTGCAGCACTTCCCGCAGCAACGTGCACTCCGCCTGCAAAAGCCACCACATTTTTTCCTCCCGGGTGTAGGCGTTGGGCAGCAGGCCGTCCACCTGCGCCAGCACCTGTCCCGCCGTCGTTCTGCCCATAGCCGCCTCCCTTTCAGTTGGCCATGGTGTCCATGTAGCGTCGTGCGGTGTCGGCCATCATGCGGCCGTTCTCCAGCACCTCCGCCACGCACGCGGGCACCTCCACCTCCACGCCCTTCATGATCTTGTAGTTGCGCCCGTTCACGGACACGATCACGAAGTTCTCCTCGTTCTTTCTGCCTCTGGGCAGAAAAACCTTGCTCATTTTCTCCATGGTATCTCATCCTTTCCTGTTTTCGCCTGCCGTCTTCTCCCCGCCGGGGGTCCCTCGCCGGCAGATGTACCTTCGTATGCGCGGCCATAAATGCCTCAAAACAAAACCTGCCGATCCCGCGCGTCACGCGCTGCACGTCCCGTCACATTTCCGTAGGGCGGGGTACCCTCACCCCGCCGCCCGACTCGCGCCGCATTCTCACTCCCCCGCAGGGGGACAGGATCCCCCCGCCCCCTGCGGGATTTTTCCGCGTTAGTTGGCCTTGTCCTCGCCGGAGTAGGAGGAGCCGCACTCCACGCGCACCATGTACTCGTCGTACAGGATGGCGGCAGCATGGATGCCCTTCCAGCCCACGCTGGAGCGCTGATCCAGAGGATCGGCGGTGCCGGAGGAGCCGCGGGGCTTCACGATGACCTCGGTGCCCTCGCTGAGGTCCACCACACCGTAAGCGCCCTTGCCCACGAACAGGCAGCCGTACACGGCGCAGCCCTCGGCGCCGCCCTCGCCGGGATAGATCACGGCGTTGTCGTCGGCGGTGACGTTCTTGTCCAGCGTCAGCACGGAGGCGGTGTTGCTCACTACCTTGGCACGCTGGCCGCCCACCAGAATGTAGCGGCCCGCCAGTGCGCCCTCCTTCACGGTGCCGCCGTCAAAGGTCACGGCGTTCTTGCCGCTTACTGCGCCGTTCACCGTCAGGGTGCGGCTGCCCTCCGCCAGATCCTCGCCGCAGAAGATCTTGGCCTCGGTGGTCTCCACGAAGCGCACGCCGTGCAGCTCGCCAATTTCGCCCGAGAAAAGCTCCGTGGCGGCAGCGTACTGGTGAGCGGCGATCCATGCCTCGTCCTGGCGCAGGTCGAAGGCCACGGAAGGGTGGATGATGCACACATACTTGCCGTCAAAGGTAGGCGCATTCATCTTCTTCAGCTGGGTCGCGGCCTTGGCCACCAGCTCGCTGGTCATCTTGCAGGCGGGGGTCAGGGCGGTGCGGCTGGTCACGGCGGTCTGGGTGCCTTCTGCGTTCAGCACGGGGGCGTAGATGACCTGGTTGCCCTGCTGAATCTCGTTGCGGGTCACGGTGTCCAGAGTCAGACCCATGTTGTTGCCGTGGCGGTCGGTGATCTCCAGCACCACGTCGTCAATGGCCGTCAGATCCAGCATGTCGGACACGGTGGTGTAGTCGCCGTACTGGGCCAGCTCCTTGGTGATGTAGCTGACGGAAATGCCGCTGCCGTCGGGGGTCACGCCCTCGGTGAGGGGGGTCAGCGCCTTGTCAAAGGAGCCGAACTTGCGCCACTCCACGGTCTTGCCGCCGCCCACAGGCAGAGGCTTGGTGGCGGCGAACTGGTTATGCACCAGCTGGGGCTTGGCGTTTTCCAGCAGCTCCATGCCGTAGTAAGTCTTCATTTCGGCGCTGAGGCCGCCGGTAGTCTGGGTGTTTGCGTCGGCAAACATCTGATAATTCAGTTCCATAGTCATTTTTCCTTTCTTAATTAAAATTTTTTTCCTGTTCCTGCGTTCCGAAGCGTCCTGCCTGCGTCCGCCGGATCATGCATCGCACTCCCCATCATGCTCCCGTAGGGGTCGGCGTCCTCGACGACCCGCCGATGCGCACCACGCCCCCGCAAAGGTTCTGTCATTGCGAAGCCAGTGCGCACACTGGCTGTGGCAATCCGTAATACCCATGTTCTGCACTCCTCGCGCACGCTCTCCGCTCCGAAACGCCCTCCTGTCAGAACCTGATCTTCTCCCCGTCCAGCACACGCTTCCGGATGTCCGCCAGATCTCGGCTGGTAAGCCCTCTGGGGTCGCAGGCGGTCACAGCAATGCTCCTGCCGCCGTTCTCCGCCACCCGTCCCATGGTGGCCAGACTTCCCGCCACCTGCTTACGGGTGCGGCCTGCGGCGTAGCGCATGGCCTTTTCCATAAGCTCCTGCCGATGCACCGTTTCGTAGGCTTCCACCGGTTCCGCGCCGGCCAGCACCAGTCGCCCGAACTGCGGATTTTTCAGCTCCTCCTGCCAGCAGAACTCCGGATACAGTCTGCGCACTGCCCCCTCCTGCTCCCGCAGGCGGCTAAGACGCTGCACCGCCTCCTCCTTCTGCCGCAGCTGCTGCTCCTTCAGCCGCAGGTTCTCCTGTCGCATGCCCCGCAGCCGCCCGTCCAGAATTTTCCGCACTCTAGCGTCGAACTCCTCCTTGTACTTTCCTCGGATCAAAGTCTCAAAGTCCTCCTGCTCTCCGGCGTCGAGAGCCTCTTCGCCCGTTTCCTGGCAGACCTGCGCCTGCTTTTCTTCCATCTCCATGGCGTTGTCCTTTCCCGTGGTAGGCCACGACCCGTATCATCGCTCCCTCATCGGGAGAAATGGCCATCTGAACCTGCCGAAAATTTCTTTGGAATTTCCCGACAAAAGGATTGCAGTCTGCCGCGCGCATAATTTTGACGCATAGCGTCAAAATTCCACACTTGCAGCCTGCGCGGTATTTTCCCCCACGTACAGGTCGCGGTGAAAAATGATTTCAATTTTTCGCGTCTGCGGACGCGAACTCTGCAAGGCTTTTTTGCGCGCGCCCTATTTTTCACGCACCTGCACGCACTGGGGATATCGCCTCTCCAGCTGCCGCAGGCCGCATTTGATAAGCTCCGTTTCCCGCTCCGCGCCCCGCATGGCCACGCTTATGTACCCCGGGCGCATCACCAGCTCCCGCACGAGATTTTTCTCCTGCAGCCGCTCGCAAAGCGCCAGCATCAGTGCCGACGCCGCCGCGCAAACGATGTCCTGCCCTCTGGGCGCAAAGCCCGCGTGCCCCTGTACCGTCAGCCGCTCCGGCTCCGCCGTCACCCGTATCATCTGGGGCTTACCGCCTGCCGTGCGTTTCGTCTGGTGCGCTCCATGGCGGACAGCTTCTCGCCCTTCCAGCCCGCGCCGCCGCTCTTGCCGCTTCTGGGTGCCGCGCCGAACTCCTGCGCCAGCTGCTCCGCGAGATTCGTGCCCTTGGCCTCGTCCACCACCGCCGCCGCCTGCAGCAGCTGCCCCCGCAGCCGCTGGATCTCCTGCTGCTGGGTCTGTCCGTTCTGGAGCATGGCCATGACCATGTCCTTGTTCTTAAAGTCCATCAGCTCCAGACACCGCAGCGCCTGCTGCGCCATGTCGTCGCGGAAAAAGCCCATCTGGAACAGCTGCAAGGCAAACTGGTTGTACTCCATGGTCTTGTAGGGGTTTTCCTGCTGCGCGGAAATTTCCAGGTCGAAGGTCGGCACCCGATAGGATACCTCCACCCCGTCGCTCATGGCCACCGGCTGCAAGCCGGCGTTGTCGTAGCTGGCAAACTCGCCCCCCAGCAGGCGGAACTGCCTCGGTAGGCTGTAAAACTGCCTTATCAGCTCAATGCATAGCGTCACCACGTCGGAAAACGCCTCATACCCGTCGTCGATCATGTTCCGCGAGAGCTTTCCGCCGGCCTCCTGCAGGGCAGCGATGGCCGTGGCCGCCGTCACGCCGGAGGCCACGCCCCCGTTGGCCACGTCGCGGTTTCCCGCCGTCTCCTTCATCTCCGCGATCTTGCTCTGGAGAATGGCCACGTACACGCTGTCCAGCCCCGCCGTGTGGATGGGGGCAATGGAGTCGCTTCCCAGATTGCCGTTGGTGTGGACAAAGGGCTTGGTCCAGTCGGCGTATTCGTTTTCATTCACCGCCCCGTCGGCCCGCACGAAGAATCGCGGGGTCGCCGCCGCCAGCGTATTTTTGAGAATGGCCTGATTCATCAGGTCGATCTGCTTCTGGGGCGACTTGCACAGGTCGATGTACCCGTACCCGCAGGGCGTCCCCTCTTCGGGAAACAGCACGTCGAACACGAAGGGGTACTTCCCGTGGTCATACCAGCCCCGCCTGTACATGGGCAGCCCCACCGGCACCTCCTCCAGAATCGGCTCGCCGCTCTCATCCACCCCCGTCACGCGCTGCTCCGTAGGCGTCTGCCAGTCGTTTTCCGTGGCGTAGAGCACCGTGTCCCCCACGAATTTGCAGTATTGCAGCACCTTCCGCCCGCCGTCCGAAGTGTGATAGTACCAGTCCACCACCAAGGACTTATCCGAGGTGTCCACGGTGTCGTCGTAGAGAAAGCGGCTCACGGTGAAGCTGCCGCCCCCCAGCTTCCCCTCCAGCTGCGGGTACATCCGCAGGAGCTGGGCGTTGCTCACCAGCTCCGTGGAGAAAAAGTTCTCCGAGTCCTGAATGTCCCGCACCCCCGGCTCCCAGAACAGGTTCAAAAGATCCATGCGCCGGATGGCGATGTCCCCCAGTCCGCCCAGCTTGCCGGCGTCCCAGAACACGCCGTAGGCGGCGCAGCCGCTCTTGAGCTTGTACCACCAGGCGTCGGAGTACGTCCGCTTGAACTGGTTCTGCTTGAGCACCACGGGCAAGATCTTCGTCAGCTTCCCCGCCTCCATGCGGTCGCCCTCCTCGCGGGGCAGCACCGTAGGCTCCGGATAGCAGTCCATGGCATCCGCGTGCTTGGAGAGGATGCAGTTCACCAGCCAGCCGCTGGTAGGCTGGGGGTCAGCAGGGTTGCCGCCCTGCCCGTTTTTCCCCATCTGCTGCCAGTGCCGCATTTTCCAGAACTGCTCGTTGTCGATGATGCGGCTCTCCAGATGCGCCTTGCCCTGCTTGTATTTTTTCAGGATCTGCGCCGCCTGACGCACCTCCTCCGCCCCGATTCGGGGCCTCTGCAAGGTCGCCGTTTCCATTTCGGCCAT